ATACAGAACAAATAGAATATTTAGAGCCACAAGAAATAATACCAAGTTTTAATTTTATAGTATCAGGCTTAAATGACACAAAACCTGATCCTCAAATATTTATTGACAATGTTGTAAATATAACAGATTTTATGCTAAATACTTTTCTTACACCTAACAACACACTTCCTACAACAAATGGTAGCTGGGGAGGTGCTGGTAATACACTTTTGCCTAATTCTACACAAGCTGGAATGGATATGACTTACAATTTTGATGAACAATCTTTTTTTCAAATATTACAAGAATATGAATGGTTAGATGATTCAGCATTATTTGGTTCATTTGAGTTTTGGAAAAATTATGTTTGGAAAATATTTCTAGCACCAGCAAGAATGTTTGATGTGTTAAATGTGAATCAAAATAATTTTTATTTAGGTTGTGTAAATCACAATTATTTTTATGAATATTTGTATGATATTGGCCCCCAAGAATATGGTGGTTATAAAAATTTTGTTTTAGCAAGAATATTTGAATATGTTTATCAACAAGATTTTGGCTACAATACTTTTAACACCACTATACTTTTTAACAATATAACTTTAGATTCTAGTAATTTTAACGAATATATGCAAGGTTACAGATGGAATGATTTTGATATAGAAAATTTTGATGACTGGGTTGATAATTTTTATATTTATTATGATAATTTAACATATGCACTTTGTAAATCATTAACAGAATCACTTAGTGAAGTTTCATATCTTAATCTAGAAATTATCAATAATTATGATGATTACATAGATACATATCCATTTTTAGGTGGTATTTCATATTTACAAGATACTGAATTAAATATAGATGATTTAAGTGAACAAATATATAGCTATGCACAATTACAATTAGAAGGTTTAGAACCTGATAATACACAAACTGATGGAATTATAAAAAAACCATCAGATATTGTAATGAATATTTTAACCAATGAAATGGAATATGGTAAATTGCTTTCTAATCAAGTAGCTGGATTTGATATTATTGTGCCTGATTACAATAAATTTGATATGGATTCAATTATAGAATCTAGAAATGCACATAACTGGGAAATGGGATTTTCTGTTAATGAGAAAACTGAAGGAAAAAAATTAATAGAGAATATACTAAAAGAATCAAAATCATATCCTAGATTTACAAGTGATGGTAAGTTTGGTTTATTGACTATTAAAGAATCATATACATATGATGATATAGATAGAATTATTAACATAAATGACATATTAACATATAAATTTGAACAAACAAAAAGAGAAGATATTACAACATCAGTTGCAATGTTTTATAGATATGACTATGGTCAAGAAAAATATAATTTTACAATAAATAAATCAATAGATGATATTTTTCCTGATTACAGTTTAACTGGTTATGATAATTACAACATATTACCTATTGATGGTCATAAAGATATAGAGTTAAAATATCATACAGATACTGCTAGTGTTAATGATTTTGCTAATTATACATTAATGAATAATTGCAATCCACATAATATGGTAAATATGAAATTACCACTAAACTATATGGACCTAGAAGTTGGTGACAAAATACACATACCATTAATAAATAATGAAAAAATATTTAACATAGATTATAGTAAGGTAGATTTTGCAAATGGTCAGCCAATATATCCATTATGGATTATTATGGAAACTAACATAGGTGTAGACAGCATTGCAATAAAAGCATATCAATTACACTATTTAGGAACAGATGGTAATCACGGATTTGAGTTGCTTGACCAGGAATATCAAGTTATTGGTAATACAAATATTGATAGTTATGCATCGTTTACTAATGGTGAAAATATACCTTGTTGGAATTATAATCCTAATGCAACATTACATAATGGTTATGAAATACCATATTTTGATTTAAATGGTGATGGTTTTATCAATGTAGCTGATATAACTATGTTAGTAAATCATATAACTGGTAACCAACAATTAACTCATTTACAAAAGAAAAGATTAATATATAGAAGTGATGGTACATTAAAAGAAAATGATATAATAAATGTAATAGATATAATTTCAATGATTAATATAATAACACAATAATGAATAGAAAAAAAACATATAATGGTAATTTAAATATTGGACAAAAAACTATTAGAATTGATACAAATATAAACTATCAAGGCATAGAAATAGAATATGTAGGAACTATAAACATAACGTCATTATTACCTAGCAGCTACATTGTTAAAAGTGGTAATAATAAAGTAATAATAATAAAATTAATTAAAAATGATGATATTTTATCTGATTTATTTACTTATAAAGGTGTAGCTATGATTACTAAATGTATGATAGTAACACAAGATTTAGAAACACATAATATATATATTAATAAATCTAATTTAGAATTATATAATAGATTAGATGGAGATTATGATAATATTTCTAAAAATTGGAATGATTTAAGTTTTGATGGTAATAATAATAAAAAATCATATATATATAGAAAATCAACATTAGATGAAGAAAATAAAACATTTACAACAATTAAAGAGATTAGGAAGAAATAAATATGGCTAATTCAAATTATCAAATAGCAACAACACCAAAATTATATGTATCATATCCACTATTTCAGTATGCTAATGGTGCTTTAGATAGTATTGCTTCAAATTTTAATATATCAGAAGAAGATGCAATTAGAATGATACAATTAGACCCATCAAATACAACAAAATTATCAAATGTAAATGATGCTTTTAATGTAATCAATTATAGAATTGTGCCTGAAGCTGATAATTTTACACCCGTTATAGATAGTGGTTTGTGGAATTTTGATTTTTGTGCAGTATTAGGACACAATTTAGCATCTGCAAGTGCAAGAATTGAAATACAAGCAAGAAGTGATATAGATAATAGTTCTGATGTATTAAATTCAAGTAACATTGTAAACTTTATACCAGGAACTAGTCCTGAATATGATGGTTGGAGTTTATTAAATATATATCAAAAACCTACAAATAATCATAGAACTTTTAGATTTGGATTTGTACCATTACAAAATCAATCATTTACAGAAACACCAATACAAATAGGCAGTATAATGTGGGGTAAAACATTTACATTTCCACAAAATTGCAATTTAAATACTACTACTACATTTGATTATGGTATAAAACAAAAACAAACAGCAGCTGGAAAAACAATATCTACTGCTAATTGGACTAAACCAAATAATTGGATTACTGAACCATTTGGATTAACAGAACCATTTGGTGAACGTGGTGATAATTTTCAAAGAAGAAGTGGTAGAAGAACTTGGAGTTTAAGTTTTGATAGTTTAGGGCCTGAAAAAGTTATGAATCAATTAATGATGATGAATAGTAATGGTTGGACAGCACAAGATAATCATAGTGTTGCAGCAGATGGTAAGAGTTTATACAATATTAATAATGCTGTTGATTTTTATACAAATGTAGTACACAGAACAATGGGAGGACATTTACCAATGGTATTGCAATTAGATAAAAATGATACATCACCACAGAATTTTGCTATTGTAAGAATGGGTAATTATAAAATAACCCAAAAAAGTCCTAATTTATATAGTTTTAGTTTAAAATTAACTGAGCAAATCTAAAAACACTTCCTCTGCCTCACATACTCGATACCAGCAGAATCCTTTTTTATGAGGGATTTTGCTGTATAATTACTATAATTATTTTTAAAAACTTAAAAAAGTATTTTGTTTTAATATATATTTATTATTATCTTTATATATAGCAAATGGCTATGTATTAGGGAAAAACAACAAGGAGTAACAATGGAAATAATAAATAACAAAGTAAAAAAACATAGTGGTTTTAGGTTTGTAGAAAGTGATGAACCTACATTAACAGATGATATGTATGAACTTATAGATAATGATAATATAACAATACAAGTAAGTGAAATTGGATATATAGTAAATATGTTTGTTGAAGATGAAAATGATTATGATGAAAGTTATAGTGTGCATTGTGGAATTTTTAAATCATTATCAAAAGCAAAAGCAAAGTGTGTATTATTAAATAACTAGGGGAAAAAAAGGAGTAACATATTATGGAATTAAAGATTCTAAAATACCTAGATAATCTAGGTTTAGATACAAACCAATATGATGGATATTTTGTAACTGATACTAGAATAGTTGCAAAGGTAGATAGCACCATATTTCACATTAATATCAATTTTAAAGGGCATAGAGCATACCCACTAAATAGGGAGTTTGTATAATGGATATATTAGATATGATATTTAATGATGC